AAGGAATTTAGATATTAAATTTATAAATACCCAACAAGAATTTAAATCATCAGTAACTCTACCTGAATTTGAATACATGGTTAAGGAACTAGAAGAACAAAGAAAAAGACATGTAGGACAGATTAGAGATATGCTTATTAATCATTTTAATGGGTAGTTCTTACCAAGATTCTTACGAATCTCGTAATAGAGGACAGGACATGGCAGATATTGCCATGCAAAACTATCTTAAAACAAGTGGTTATGAAGAAAACAAAGACTATTTAAGAATAGGAACTGACCCAAAGACAAACAAACTAGATTTATTTTGGTTTGCCACAAAGATAATATTGCTGCCTGATTACATTTTAGTTGATGCAGGTTACATTTATTTTATAGAAGTAAAAGGCACAAACAAATTAAAAGAGGATGATTACTACCAAATACAAGAGATGGCTTACAAAGGCTCACGATACAAAGAAGTCAAAGTAGGATTAATGTATTTTTCTAATAGTAATTCAAATCCAAAATGGTATGACCATCTTAAATTAAGAGATATGTGGATGGATGAAACAATACCTATGAAGTATTATCCAGAGTTAGATTTTAAAGGTAATAAAAAACCTTACAAAGAAATGCCTTACAATGGACAATAATTATCCCATCCTTTGTCATTAATAGTAAAAGTTAAAACACCAGGATGACTCCATAGTCCTGTTCGTTCTGTAAAATCTATACTGGCATCAATACTTGGACATTGAAACCAGGTCCTATCACCTTGTTGTTTCATACGAAGATGATGATAATGTGCAGTAACTAATATCTCTGCATCACCTGCAGGTAACCACCCATACATTTGTCCCTTCCACCAGTTTTCTATTTTATTTTCTGGGTTACCACTACCACCTGTCATGTGTCCATGTGTAAAACTAACCTTCTTACCTTTTATAATTAAGGTTTGATGAAAACCTTCAGGTATGTTTACTTCTACTTTTGCATATCTATCTGGATTAGCTGACATAATTTCTTTACATATTTGTAAGTGCATTGTGTCGCTATTGTCTAATCGTGTTGATGCAACTTGTCCTTTTGATGTTCTTGTCATTTCACCATGATTACCAGGCACACCACATAAGACTAATTTTGGTGCATGTGGTAAGAATGTGTCTATGGTTTTCATAATCATTGACCTTGCCAATGCGTATTGCTCAATCAATGACAAACTGACTGAATGTGGTTGTGATTCGTAATAGTGAGGACTGCACCCCTCGGTGATATCACCCATTCCCACCATATATATTTCATCTATCTTTACTCCTAATCTACGCAAATCTTTTATTTTATTTACGCCATCTTGTAAAGCTCTGTCATATCTTTTAATGGTGTTTTCAACTCCATAATCTTTTTTTCCAAGTTGCCAATCACTCATAAACCACATAAAAGCAGTATCACCTGCATCAAATTTTTTAGTCATTGGTGGTTTTTTCTTTGCTTGTTTAAATAAAGCCTGGAAATATTTATCATGTCCAGGTTTTTTCTTTTTGACTATGCCTTTAAAAGCATAAAATGTTTCTGTGTTTCCACCTTTTAATTGCACATTCCACGAGGATGCACGAACTGAACCTTCTATTTCGTAATGTTTTGGGTCGAATCCCCAATCTAATAATATAGAATCTAGTTTGTTTCTATAATCTGGGTCAGTGCCTACATGAGTTATTTCACCTAACCCTGTCTGCTCGTTAACTTCTAGTCCAGGTTGCCATCCTGACTTGTAAAAGTTGTTACCCCATTCTTCAGGTATATTTGGCATAATACCTCCTTTGCCCTGTCAAGAGAAGTATACACTGTTATTGTGACAAAAACTACTTACTGATTTGTTTTTTTGCGTATGTCTTGACGACTGCTAGTGCAGCACCACCACCTGCAAGAGCAGCTAACTGAATGGTTTCAGCTTCTACGCCTACAAGAGGAGCAACTGTTAATGCACCAATGAACGCTTCAATGAAGGTCCAGGCAGTTCGTTCAAGCATATCTTTGAGGTCTTCGCTCATTTTATAACTCCATGCTTCGTTCCAAGGAGTCCACCCCACATCTTTTTTGAATGTGCCATCTTGGTTTCTTTTTCTATTATTTTTTTCAAATAAATCTGACATTATGTAATATTCCTACCACTAAGTTTAGCATTTAATACTTTGATTTCTCCACTAATCTCTTGTAGTTTTTCATATACATCATTAGGTTCTTGTGGTTCTAGTTGTATTTTACTGTATTCAATAGTAACTTCGTTACCTGCTAATAATTGTGCAGATACTTTTGGATATAGTTTTTTGTATGCGTTTGCTGAACTGCCTACCATACCATTAAAATTTACATCTAAATCTTGTTGACTATCTCCGACAATAAGACAACCTGAAGTATGCTCATCGGTGTTTCCCTGGTGTATAAGTATATATTCAAATCCTGGAACATCTTGAATCCACAACATACCACGATGGAGTTCAGGATATTTAGCTTTGTACCTTTTATCGAAACCTCCAACTGTCCTAAGTTTTATAGGATATGTTCCTTCAGGAATACAAGTTTCGTGCATAACTTTTACTGCTTGGTACTGGTCCTCTAATGTATAACACTCAAACAACCCATCAATAAATAACAGACCATTTGTTGCATCTTTACCTAATTGTGTTCTAACTACTTGTAGTTTCATTTTGTCCACCTTCCTTGCATTTGCAAACGCAACTGCATTGTTTTGTGTCACCCCAATAGCCCATAATTAATCTCTAAAGCCGATTGTGAGTAACCATATTACTAATGTAATTATAGTAGCAAGTCCTGTGATTTGTTGTGCAGAACCAGTAAGTGTTAATGTAGCAATAATTAATCCTACTAAAGTCCAACTAAGGTTTAAAGTTTCTTTAATTGCTTTTACAAACCAATCCCATATCTTACTTATCATAATGTTTTCCTAAATACAAAAGCTGCCATACTAGCTATTCTAGTCAAAATAACTGGCACTACCACCTCCTGTGCTTTTTCTTTCTGGTCATTTGTCATGTCATCTCCTAAATTTGTCAATGATATATTTTCTATATCAATGAATACTTCTATTGGATTTTCTAAAAATGTTTCAAATTGTACTTCTGTAACTACATCAGCAAGTGTGTAGTTTTCTACATCTGCATTTTCTACAGCTCGTTCTACATATTCTTCTACAGCTTCAGCTATTACTTCATCTTCTTTGACAGCTTCTGCAATAATTTCAACATCTTCTGTTTGTACTTGCAACACCTCTGCAACTACCTCAACCTGTTCTTCTGTAAGCTCTTCTATTTCTTCTATAGCTTCTTCTACAACAGCTTGAACTATTTCTTGTACTTCTTCTGTAGCTTGTTCTAGGTTTTGTACACCTATGTCATTGACTTCTTCTAATACTTCTACAACTTCTTCGGTGTCGAGTTCTTGCACATATACTTCAATGGCTTCTTCCACTTCTTCATCAGATAAATCCTCTTCTATTTCTATTTCAATGATTTCTTCTATGACTTCTTCTAGTTCTTCAACCTCTTCTTCAACCATCTCTTCAGTAAATATCTCTTCAATTTCTTTGGCATCATCTTTCGGTGGTAGAACTTCAAGTTCCTCATTGTCATCTCTTCGTATATCCTCTTCGTATAACTCATCTTCTATAACTTCCTCTTCTTGTATCTCTTCAAATTCAGTATCCCAATCATCTAAATCAATATCTAACTCTTTTATATCTTCTATAATTATAATCTCTACTTCCTCAAACTCTTCCAAAAATTCTTCTACTTCAATGATTGTGTCAATGAACTCTTCAAGTTCTTCTTCATCTTCAAAAACAAATATTTCAATTTCTTCTTCATATTCAAGTTTCTTAACATCTCTTTCCATTTCTCGTTCAAGTTCTTTGACTTCTTCTTCAGTAAGCTCAATAATTTCTTCTTCAATAAACTCATCTTCCACAATGTCAGGTATGTCAACATCATCAAAAAACTCTTCTCCGAGTTCTCCCATGTCCTCTTCTTCAATGATTTCAATATCATATAATTCTAAATCTCCTCTTGCAACTTGCTCATCAGTCAATTCTACACCATACAATTCAAAGTTCTTTTGTCTTTCGTTGTCTCTCTCAACTGTTCCATCCTCTACTTCAGTTTCTGTATATTCAGCTACAGTTCCATCATCCATAACAATTTCTATTGGCTCAGGTTCAGGCTCAGGTTCAGGCTCAGGTGCAGGTGGTGGTTCAGGTTCAGGCTCAGGCTTTGGTGGTAAAGTTGTGGTAGTAGTCGTGGTAGTTGTACTACTTGTAGTTGTTGTAGTTTCTTCAGGCACAGTTGTAGTTGTTGTAGTTTCTTCAGGCACAGTTGTCGTAGTGGTAGAACTTGTAGTTGTTGTAGTGGTTGTGCTTGTATCGTTACAAGTATTTGTAGGAGCAGTCCATTCACCTAAATTTCCTCCC